ACTACTGACATTTGAACCTCCTACGGTTTTAGTTGTGATAGGTTTATCCACTGCATTTATCATTGCTTTAACAATGATATATTGTTTACTTTTCTTATCTTCTATTTCTGCCACTAATTTTTTCAACCCCGGTAATGAAAAGTTGTCCTGATATTCTTTGCCTTTATATTTTAGCTTGACAAAATATTCAAAATCAGACAACCTTCTCTTTTCAAGCACTTTTACTGAGCTTGTTTTGGAGTCTGTTTTGCTTAACATACTCAATCTCCTTTAAAATTAAATCCCGTACCTGGGTAATTTTAATATCTTTTTGTTTTTTTAATGCTTCGTTCAAATAGTGAACCGCTTTCATCCCGTCCTTTATATCACCGTGCCATGTCCATAATTTTCTGTATATATCAGAATAATGTATACAATTAACAAACGTCCACCCTTGACTTTTAATTTTCTTTTCCATTAATACTTTATTCCGGGCGCATTTTTCTCGTATAGTATCCCGCTCTTTAAAGGCGAAATTATTAACGGACAGTCCACTATCAGCCGGATTTTCTATGTTCAATTTATTGTGGACAATCCCCTCGTATTTATAGCCTTTTCTGAATAATCTTATAGCTTTGCCATATAGAACAGCCGGATTTTTTACCCATTGGGGATCTTGCATGAAGTTAAATATGGTGAATAAAAACCCTTCAACGTCTGTTCTAAATGTAAGGGTTCTTATCTTTGGATATGCACTTTCATCAATCCATTCATCGGCATCTAAAACAAGAATCCAATCGCCGGTAGCTAATTCTAAAGACTTATTTCTTGCGGCAGAAAAATTATCACACCACTTAAATTTAGCAAATTTATCAGCCGCAAATTTGGCATATTGAACCGTTCCGTCTGTCGAGCCGGTATCAACGATACAAATCTCATCAGCTAATTCTCGAACGTGTTTAATAGATTCCGGTAGTTTTAGAATTTCATTTTTTACGATATAACAAACGCTTATCACTCATATTTTCCCCCTCCGTTTTGTCTTGCTATGATAACGGATTAGTTGAATTTTGATTTTGTATAGTAATCATTAATTCTTTAGGTGGTACAAACATTTTAACACTTGCCGCTTGATGTCCCATAAATAGATTACCCTGGTATACCTTTACTTTCCACGGGGTTGTAAGATTTAGAGAACTATAAATATTAACCGCCGCGCCACTCCCAAAATCGAAATAATATAAATCCTCCCCACCAGCATGCTCTAATAATATCAGATTTCCTTTATATGAAACCATGTCCTTGGCACTTATCCCTAAGGTCGCATCTTCTATTACCCACTTTGTTCCATTGAAAGAATGTAAAACCGCATCCGCAGTAACATATAATTTACCGGCATGTACAGCCATTGACATTACAGAAGGCCCCACCGCCATATCCGTACTTGTCGTCCAGGTTGTACCATCAAATTTATAAACTCTTGCGAAAGTTGCTCCATCCGAACCCACCGCATATAAGTTCCCATTATATATTCTTAATTTTTCCATATCGGTGGAGGTGGTATCACAAGAAACTGACCACGAAGCAGCAGCGACCGGAGAATCACTGACGAAAATTTTACCCGTAGTATTTTCAATGGCGTATAATTTTCCACCGTAGACTTCCATATCAAGAATTGATCCGTCACCAAAATCAGTAGTTGACGACCAGGAAACTCCGTCGAACTCATCCACCGAGCCATCGCTCAATCCTGAATATAAATTGCTGTCAAATTGTTTTAACGATCCTACGTTTCCAGAACCTAAATCCGTTGATGCTGAAAACGAACTGCCGTCCCACACATCCACAAATCCAGATGCACCGCCGACATATAATCCATCGGTATAGGGCTCCATATCCTGAGAAGTGCTGGTTGTATCGGCTGTATCTCTAAATAGATATGTAGGAAATGCAAAATTAACAAAATCAACTATGTCAGGAACCTCGGCTTCAAATGCTAGGGTTTGTTTTATTAACTCCGCCCCTGTAATTGGCGCTTCCGCGTTGGAAAATTTAACTGCCGGAAAGTATAAATTAAGTTCATAGGTCTCAGAATCAATTGCCGATCCCGCGAATTTCGCATGGATCATGTAAGTGGTATATCCATTAACCGCTTTAAGCCACGTGTCGTTTTTATATCGCGGAATTTCAATCGTACCTGTTACTCTACGAACCCCGTTTCTTTCTGGTTCTAATATATATAATTCACTTTCCGAATCTTGGCTTTCGGTGTCTAAACTATTTTCTAACGCAAAGGTAAATTTAGAAATACCAACTTCATCAGTGGTGGTAAAAGCTGCGTAAGCGTCTGGTACCGCGTCAAAATTACTTTCAGCATAAGTGGCTAAAGTAGATGCCACTGTCATTCCAACTGTCGAAGCCATATCCATATCTGTACCTGTGACTGAAAAAGTCTGTGTATCCGTAGTATAAATCTTAAACCGTCTTCGATGTTCGTCATATTCCATTTCATACTGACCCGACACGCTTGCATGGGCATTCGCCGCGTTTGCTATTAACTGAGCAAGTTCATATCCTGTATAAGTACCATCTGCAATATCTAATGAAACATCCCCGCCGCCATCATCGATAATAAAATTGTCATTGGCCGAAGTGATAGTAAATTCGTCCCTGGCTTTTATATAAAAAGTCAAATCGTCCCAGGTTATTTGTTCTGTATTCGACGGCAATGTCCATGCTGCGCTTGACGAATTAGTTGCTGAATCTAATGTGATAGTCCGCCCGGCGAACGTGAAACTAAAAGTTACCCTTTCCGGCGATGCTTCGAAACTCATAGCATTACACATTGAACTTGCCAGCTCCCAAATACTTACATCTTTTTCGAGACACAGTGTACCTTTTCTATACGCATTACCAGAAGGCGTAGTCATTTCATATCCATCAAACGCCCTCACACTCATATCTTCTGAGGGTTCAAAGAAATGTTCATACGCTGATGTTGATGTACTTACCGGTGATAAATCCTGATGGCTCATTCCCATGGCACAGGCAATAAGAGATTCCATCCCGGCATAATGAGCTTCAACCAGTAAATCACCGCCGTATTTCTTGAAAATGGGATATAAACTCTTAGCGCCTATATTCCCATCATTGTGAATCGCTTGTCCTTGTTCGATTGCATGTGAAATACTTTCACTTATGAAGTGAATTTGATCTCCGGCCCCACAATCCGTAGAGGTTCCCCATGCGGTATCTTCAATTTTAAAAGCTGCTTTTGATGTTGCACCTTGTCCTAATGCCATCTTATCTCCTTATACCGCGCTTGCTCTGCCGGAAGCGGTTTCAATTCCTATTTCGTCCGAAATTAAATCATCGTCCGAAAACTTCATATAAGCATGTGCCCCGGCCAATCTTAAGGCCATAAAATTAATTTCCGGTTTTATTAATTCCGTTCCACCGATAGAGGCAGTTGGATCACCGACCACTCTTATATTTAGCAGAAAAATATGAAAGTAGTATGAGCCCGATGTAAATTTTAAATCTGCCATCAAAGCTGTTCCACTATTTAGCCATGAGAAAAACTGATCACTTTCGTATCTCGGCAAAGATATTGATAAATTAGTTTCCCGTTGTCCGTTTCTTTTGGGTTCTAATGTTAAAAGACTGCTTGTATGTCCTGATGCGATTGAAGAAAATTGCGGTTCCGATAAATTATTATTAATAGATAATTCAAACGAATCAATTTTATACCGATCACCGGTCGCTAAAGCATCTGCCTGGGTTCCTACTCTGAATACCAAATCATCAAATACAATATTTTCCGGTTGATCTGTATTCGAAAGCGCGGTCACGGCCGCCACTGCGTTTGTAATCCCCGCATCACCGGTACGCAAGAGGTTATACCCAATAATGTCGGTTGAAAACATTACCTTCTCGCCTGCCGCGCCGCTTAATGTTAGCGTATTATGTTTGGCTGAAACAATTTCCCAGTTAGAAACTTGTTTGTTAAAACACATTGTATATACATCATCAATCGCACTTGCCGTTTTATACTGGTTATCATCGGTTGAGGTTGAAGAACTCCCCAGCGCACCACGCAAGATATTTTCACAACCTATCGGATCGCCCGTATCATCGTCCCAAACAAGTTCCCCTTCTAATGCACCGGTAACGCTTACCACCGAATTTTTTAATCCTTTTCGCCCGACATTACCGTCTAAATATTGTGATTCTAATTGCTGAATAGCTCTATTAATACTTTCGGAACTAAAAGGAACAACCTCGTCGACCGCTACGGCGGTTCCAAAAGACGTTTCCTTTCCGATAGCACATCTTGCGGCTATTCCCTGACCTGTTGACATTTAATTATTCCTTTCAATTAGTATTAAAAAGCCATCTCTTATTTCATAAAGTGCTTTGCATCGTGGGCATTTGATTTCACCCGCGACATCGCCATTGCTGTTTTTATGTAATAATCTTTGATTGCATTTTTCACCGTATTTTATATCAGTTTCCTTGCTTATAATATTAATACACCTTATGACTACCTGATGTGACGCTATTTTTTCTTTTACTTCCATCTTTTTTATGCTGCAGTTTTCGGAAAATCGTATTTAACGTCAAAATATACAATTACCGTACCCTTTGTGTTTTCATCATTTGGGGCCCAGTCTGCATTAACCAGATAACAATTATTAACAAATGCCGATAGTCCCAGTGTATGATCTGCAAGCATCGCTTCGATAATATCCTCAATAAGATTCACACAATTATCGGTTAGATCTTCTTCTCCCCGGTCTGAATCGACATATCCTATAACTCCGATACGCCAACCGTCCGTTGTATTTCTTCCCCCGCCTGATGTATATTCGCTGTTTGTTAAGGGTTCAAACGGGATAGGATACGTTACCAGGCAGACAGTCGGATGTTCTTTTACATTATCAAAACCCACAAACCCATACGTCACTTTTTTTAAGGTAAAATTATAATCATTGGCTGTGGTAATAGTTTGTAGTTTTGTTTTAAATGCCTGCAATATTTGTAATATTTTAGAATCAGCCACTTTTTGCCACCGCCCTATCAAGTTTTAATTTTAATAATGCAAAAACATGCGGTTCACTTTCAGCAATTGCCGGGCCAAGATAAGGCCGGGCAGGGAGATTTCTTTTTGCATATCCATACTCATGCGCCGCCGCGTAAGGAGTTCG